GAATGATAACGATGTAAGACAAAGAATATATGAAGATCAGAGAGACCAGATAGAACAAGACATGGCACCATTTGGATTTGTATCTGATGGATTAGAAGAAGATCAGTTTCAAGATGCTCAGGGTGATGTATGGCAAATCGCGGAGTATGGAGATAAATCTTATATGTGGGAGTACAGGTGAAGTTTTAAAAATATAAATAATCTTAGACAAACCCGATTGAAGCATTAATTCAGGAGTATATAAACATGGCAACTAATCAATCATCGCCAGGTGTAGTAATTCAGGAAAGGGATCTCACTACTGTCTCTACTATTCCTACCGCGAATGTTGGAGTTATTGCAGCACCATTTACCAAAGGACCTGTAGAAGAAGTAATTGAGATTACTTCAGAAAGACAGCTCGCAGAAAAATTTGGTGAACCAAACGAAAGTAACTATGAGTACTGGTTCTCTGCAGCACAATTTTTATCCTACGGTGGTTTACTAAAAACCATTCGTGTTAATTCATCTTCATTAAAGAACGCTGTTGACACAGGTACAGCACCTTTAGTTAAGAATTTACAAGACTACGAGACAAGCATTGAAGAAGCATCCAACAATTTTTCATGGGTTGCTCGCACACCTGGTGATGTAGGAAACTCAATCGGTATCTTCGTCACAGACGCAGGTGCAGACCAAGTAGTTGTAGTTCCTGCTCCTGGTTCAGGTAACGAGCATGAGTTTGTTGCAGACGCTGCTGTATCTGCTGCATCTGGTGCTGCAGGTAAAGTATTTAAGTATAGTATCATCTTAACAATTGACGATGTAGTTGGTACATTCACACCTGGTTCTACTACAACAATTAGTATCAGTGGTTCTAATGAGACAGTTAACGTCCTTGCTTATGACGCTACTAATAAGAAATTAGAAATCGGACTACCTAGCGGTGGTGTTACAGGTATCCTTGCAGATAACATGGTTATTACACAGGGTACAAATACTGCTAAAATTAATGTCACAATCGAAAGAAAACTACTTGTTGCTCTTGACAAGTCAAGTATTGAATTTGCTGCTTCTGACGTTATACAAGATACAAACTCAACAAACATTACTGTAACATCAGTAAGAGATGAGTATACAGAACGTGAGTATCTACCTGGCGTTAAGTGGATCAACGTTGCTCCTAGACCTGGTACTTCACTCTATGCAAATGGAGTTGGTGGACACAGAGATGAGATGCATGTTATTTTAGTTGATATTGACGGTGGTGTCACTGGAACAGTTGGTGCTCTTCTTGAAAGATACATTGACGTTTCTAAAGCATCTGATGCTAAGACATCTGTTGGAGAAACAAACTACTATGCAGAAGTAATTAAGCAGAAGTCAGAGTTTATCTACTGGGCAGAGCATGAGGCAACACTTTTTGCTGCTACATCATCTGCATCTGATGGTTTATTTGGACAAACTGCAGCAAGCAGACAATTCAACTTATTCCGTAGTGCAGCTGGTTCTACAGATTATCCTGCAGGAGTGACAACTCTAGGTTCTAAGAACAATGCTACTTACTACTACAGATTAGCAGGTGGAGTAAACTACACAGTATCAGCAGGACAGTACACAATTACTAATACTGATATAGGTAGTGCATACGAATTAATTGGAGATCCAGAATCACAAATCGTTGACTTTATCATTGCAGGTCCTTCTGGAACAAGTGATGCAAACGCACTTGCAAAGATTACATCTCTTGTAAATATCGCAGAAGAAAGAAGAGACTGCATGGTATTCGTTTCACCTCGTAGAGGAAACGTAATCGGAATTAGTAATACAACAACTATTACTACAAATATCGTAGACTTCTTTAAGAAACTACCAAGTTCTTCTTACATGGTATTTGACTCAGGATACAAGTACATCTATGACAAGTATAATGACGTTTATCGTTATGTACCTTGCAATGGAGATATCGCAGGTCTATGTTTACAGACTAACGAAATTTCAGAACCTTGGTTCTCACCTGCAGGATTCCAACGTGGTGTACTAAGAAATGCAATTAAGTTAGCATACACACCAAACAAAGCACAAAGAGATCAACTCTATGCAAACAGAGTTAACCCAATTGTTTCATTCCCAGGACAAGGTGTTGTTCTTTACGGAGACAAGACTGCACTTGGATTTGCATCAGCGTTTGACAGAATTAATATACGTCGTCTTTTCCTAACAGTTGAGAGAGTTATTAGTACTGCTGCTAAGGCACAACTCTTTGAACAGAACGATGAGGCACAGAGATCACTATTCATCAATATTGTTGAACCATATCTCCGTGATGTACAGGGTCGTCGTGGTGTAGTTGACTTCTTAGTTAAGTGTGACAGCACAAATAACACACCTGAGGCAGTTGACCGTGGTGAGTTCTATGCGGAAGTATTCTTGAAACCAACAAGAACAATCAACTATGTACAGTTGACATTCGTTGCTACAAGAACTGGCGTAAGTTTTGCAGAGGTTGCTTCATAAACCTCTCAAAATATTATTTTGACTAAATATAAAAGACGGAGATCCTAATTAAAAATGGCACAAAAAGGAACAATTGATCAATTTAAGGCGAATGTTAAGTCGGACTTCGCTAGACCTAATCTATTTCAAGTAGATTTGGCATTTCCAAGCGAAATAATACAAGACTCAGACCTTGTTAACTTAGGTAAGTTTACTGTTCGTGCAGCAAACCTTCCAAGTTCACAGATTGGTGTAATAGAAGTTCCTTTTAGAGGAAGAGTATTAAAGATAGCTGGAGACAGAACATTTGAACCTTGGACAATTACTATCATGAACGATAGTCAGTTCAAGTTAAGATCCGCAATGGAATTGTGGGCAAGTTCAATCCAAGCATACAATGAGAACTTTACTTCTGCAGGTACACTCGGAGACAATTCAGATAGTTCTGGATACTTCGCTGACATGACAGTTCATCAGTTAGCAAGAGATCTTAAAGATGGAGAGTCACCTAAGATTCTTAAGTCTTATAAGTTCTATAATATCTTCCCAAGTAATATCGCTGCTATTGATCTAGATTACGGAAACAATGATGCGGTTGAAGAATTTACTGTAGAGATGCAAGTACAATACTGGAAACCTCTAGGTCAGGTCACTACTCAGTAATAATTTGACTTTTTGAAACCTGTATAAATATATCAGAACCAAAAATTAAATCGTAATGGCACAACAACTCTTTGGATTTTCATTACAAAGAGCGAAGAAGGTTCCTAAGGGACCTTCTTTTGTTCAGAAGGATAGTTTAGATGGATCGCAACCCATAGTTGGTGGCGGTTATTTTGGCTACTCCGTTGACTTTGATGGTACTATTCGTAATGATCATGAACTAATCACTCGTTATAGAGAGATGGTTTTGAATCCAGAATGCGATAGTGCTGTAGATGATGTAGTGAATGAGACTATATGTGGGAACTTTGATGATGTTCCTATATCAATAGACTTACACAATTTAAAACAATCAGAAAAAATTAAGAAGTTAATTCGTTCAGAATTTGATGAAATACTTCGTCTTCTTGATTTTGATAACAGAGCTTATGAAATCTTCCGTCGATGGTATGTTGATGGGAGATTGTTTTTTCATAAGGTAATAGATCCTAAAAAACCAAGACAGGGTTTAGTAGAACTAAGATACGTTGATCCTAGAAAGATCCGTAAGGTGACTGAATATGAGGCAAAGAGACCTGAAGCATTAAGAACTCAAGATCTCAATCAGCAACTTACACAACAGAGTGCATCTTACTTCTTATATAATCCAAAAGGTTTAAAGAATTCAACCAATCAGGGTATGAAAATTGCACCTGATTCAATTGCTTATTGTCATTCTGGTATACAGGATCTCAATAAAAACATGGTGTTGTCACACCTACACAAAGCAATTAAGGCAGTCAATCAATTAAGAATGATTGAGGATAGTCTAGTTATATACAGATTATCAAGAGCACCAGAAAGACGTATATTTTATATTGACGTTGGTAATTTACCTAAGAACAAAGCGGAGCAATATCTCCGTGAGGTTATGGGTAGATACCGTAACAAATTGGTTTATGATGCAAACACAGGAGAAATCAAGGATGACAAGAAATTCATGTCAATGCTCGAAGACTTCTGGCTACCCAGACGAGAGGGAGGACGAGGTACTGAAATCTCTACGTTGCCAGGTGGACAGAATCTTGGAGAACTTGAGGATGTCAAGTACTTCCAGAAGAAACTTTACAAAGCACTCAACGTTCCAAGCTCAAGGTTAGAAACAGAAACTACCTTTAACATTGGTCGTGCTGCTGAAATCACTAGAGATGAAGTAAAGTTCCAAAAATTCATAGCACGTTTGCGTAAAAGATTCTCTGAATTATTCGTAGATCTTTTAAAAACGCAACTCATTCTTAAGGGCATATGCTCTATTGAAGAATGGGAAGAGATGAAGGAACACATTCAGTTTGACTTTATTGCAGATAACTATTTCACAGAACTTAAAGAGATAGAAATCCGCAACGAAAGGATGAATGAAGTTGCACAAATGGATCCTTACGTAGGTAAATACTTCTCAGCGAACTATATACGTACGAAGGTTCTTAAACAAACCGAGTCAGAGATCAAAGAAATCGACAAAGAAATTAAACAAGAAATCGCTGACGGAGTTATTATGGATCCACAGGCAATGCAAGCCATAGAGATGGGTATTGGTGATGAAGAACCTGTACCTGAAGGTGGTGAAGAACCGCAAACTGACCCTAATTCTGCAGTTAGTCCCGCAGATCAAAAGAGGGGAGAACTCTAATTCTATAAATACATAATGGAGGACACTAATTATGCCTACTGACGTAGCAAATCAAATAGTAAATCACATATTCGGTGATGAAAAAGCAAAGGCAGTTGATGCAGTAAACGATGCATTAGCCGCGTCTGCATATGATGCGATTCAAGCAAAGAAACTTGACTTCGCACAAAAGTGGGGTTTTGATCCTGATCAAACAGGACAAGCTGTTGCTGATGAACTTGCTGATAAAGCAACTGATACAGGCGATGTCACTGATGTGGATTATCAAGGTCGCAAACCAGAAGATCCAGATCCTAATGAGCCAGTAGAACAACCTACTGCATCCGCAGAAGAACCAACCGAGGAACCAAAAGATGAGACTGATAGCTGAAGAACTTACAGAAGTTAAATTTTTAACAGAAGAAAAGGAAGGTAAAAAGAATTACTTTATAGAAGGTATATTCTTACAGTCTGAAATTGCAAACAAGAATGGACGTATGTATCCTTTCAAAACTTTGCAGAGAGAGGTTGCTAAGTATCATGAGAACTTTATCCGTCAGGGTAGAGCACTCGGAGAACTTGGTCATCCAGAAGGTCCTTCAATAAATCTTGATAGGGTATCACATAAGATCGAACGTCTTAGCGAAGATGGAAACAACTTTGTTGGTCGTGCAAAAATTCTTGATACACCTAACGGAAAAATCGCTAAGTCATTGCTAGACGAGGGCGTAAGGTTGGGAGTCTCATCTAGAGGCATGGGTTCTTTGAAGAAAGAATCTACATGTAATGTGGTTCAAGATGATTTTATGCTCGCTACTGCAGCAGATATTGTTGCAGATCCTTCAGCACCTGACGCATTTGTGGATGGTATCATGGAAGGAAAAGAGTGGGTTTGGGATAATGGTATCCTAAAAGAGTCTGCTATTGCTGAAATTAAAAAAGAAATAGATCAGGCAACCCTCAGAAACTTAGAGGAAAGAAAGATTTCCGCGTTTGACAAGTTTTTGAGAAGTTTATAATTTATAAATAAATATATAATACAGCAACGTAAAAATTTAACGGAGTTAAAAAGAAATGGCTGAAACCCTCGAAAAGGATTTAGATAACATGGAAGAAGTGACCGAAGGTTCCAATCCTGTAACTAAAAACGCAAAACCTGGCGAATCAATGGACACCTCTAAAGGTGGTGCTTCTAAAGTGATCACGGTCACTTCCGATTCGATGGAAGGTGCGAAAGGAACTAAGAACGCAGGTAAATCTGCAGCAGCACCAGTAGGTAAGGCACCTGTTCCTTCCACAAAACCAAGTGATGCGTCCGCAAAGATGGAGGAAACTGAATCTAATGACGAAACAATCGCAGAAGAAGAGACCTCTGAAACCAAGTACGACTTTACTCAAGATGTTGACGCTCTTGTCTCAGGTGAAGAACTATCAGAAGAGTTCAGAGTAAAGGCAGCAACTATCTTTGAAGCAGCAGTCACTGCTCGCGTTAACGAAGAAAGCAAAGCGTTGCAAGAAGCATTTGAAGAATCTCTAACCGAAGAGGTAGAGAAGATCAAAACAGATTTGGCCGAGAAGGTAGATGACTACGTTTCTTATGCTACTAAACAGTGGATAGAGGAGAACGCTCTCGCTGTTGAACATGGCATTAAGAATGAGATGGCAGAGTCATTCTTCAATGGTCTAAAAGATCTCTATGTGGAGCACAACTTTACTGTTCCCGAAGAGAAGTTCAACCTGTTAGATGGAATGACAGGAGAACTTGATGAGATGGAGAAAAAGCTCAACGAACAAATAGACACCAACATCGCTTTACAAAAGCGAATAGGTGAGTATAGTAAAATGGAGATTGTGAACGACGCAGCTACTGGTCTTGCTGAAACCCAAAAGGAGAAGTTAGCATCACTAGCAGAGGGTGTTGAGTTTGAAAATGAAGAAGATTTTAGAAATAAAATCGAAACTATCAAGGAATCATACTTCACTAGGAAGGCTGAAATTGCTGAAGAAGCAAAAGAACCCACCGAGGAAGCATCACAACCATTGGTAGAATCCACTGTGTCTGGCACTATGGGCAAGTACGTAGATGCACTAGCACGTTGGTCCAAATAATTGTAAATTAACTACTTTAAAAAGGAGACATAAATGTCTATACAACAACTCCAAGAGAAGTGGGCACCCGTATTGAATCACGAATCAGTTCCTGAAATCAAAGATTCATATAAAAAAGGCGTAGTTGCACAACTCTTAGAAAACCAAGAAAACGCAATCAGAGAAGAAGGTCAAGTTCTTAACGAGACTCTTCAGACTACAGGTTATACCACAGGCGATACCGCTACAGGTCCTGTTGCAGGTTTCGACCCAGTTTTGATCAGTCTAATCAGACGTTCAATGCCACAACTCATTGCATATGACGTTGCAGGTGTTCAACCAATGACAGGTCCTACAGGTCTTATCTTCGCAATGAGATCATTCTACGGATCAGAGCGTAGACCTGCAAACAGTGACTTCAGAGAAGCACTATTCAACGAACCTAACGCAGGTTTCTCAGGTGGAGCTGGTACAGGATTATCAAACTACGATCCTACTGCTTCTTCATCTGCAGTTAACGATGCTGAAGGTGCAAACCCAGGATTACTTAACGATAGTTCACCAGGAACTTACGAGGTAACTGGCGATGCTACAGGTATGGCAACAGCAACTGCTGAAGCATTAGATGATTCATCTGCTTCAACAGCCTTCAGAGAAATGGGTTTCTCCATTGAGAAGGTAACTGTTACTGCTAAATCTAGAGCATTAAAGGCAGAGTACAGCATAGAGATGGCTCAAGACCTTAAGGCGATTCACGGATTGGACGCTGAATCTGAATTAGCAAATATCCTTTCAACAGAGATACTTGCTGAAATTAACAGAGAAGTCGTTCGTACAATCTATGTAAACGCTGTTAAAGGTGCTATCGCTAACACTGCTACAGACGGTATATTTGACTTAGACGTTGACTCAAATGGTAGATGGTCAGTTGAAAAATTCAAGGGACTATTATTCCAGATTGAAAGAGACGCTAACGCAATCGGTCAAGAGACAAGACGCGGGAAGGGCAACATTTTGATCTGCTCTGCAGACGTTGCATCTGCTCTCGGAATGGCTGGAGTACTTGACTATGCACCTGGTCTACAGGGTAATGCACAGTTAACAGGTGTAGATGATACTTCATCAACTCTTGTTGGTACACTTAACGGACGTATCAAGGTTTATGTTGACCCATATTCTTCAAACGTAGCTGACAAGCACTTCTACGTTGCAGGATACAAAGGTACATCACCTTATGACGCAGGATTATTCTACTGTCCTTACGTTCCATTACAGCAAGTTAGAGCAATCAACCCTAACACCTTCCAACCAAAAATCGGGTTTAAGACACGTTATGGTATGGTTTCAAACCCATTCTCAGGTGGTCTTACACAAGGTTCTGGTGCACTTACAGCTAACGCTAACAAGTACTACAGAAGAGTACAGGTTGCTAACCTCATGTAATTCTCTTAAGAAAGAATTAATATTAAAGCACCCAAAAGGGTGCTTTTTTATACTAAATAATATTACACGTGTGAAAAGGGGAAGGAGTGTCTGCAAAGGCACTCTTTTTTTTGTCACTAAATAAAGATGTAGAGTATGTTTAACTATGATTAATGATGTAAGGTTTGAGGACTTCATTGGTATTTTTGATACTAATTACAATACTCAACCACTTATTGACTATTGGGAATATCAACATAAGTGTGGTGCTACGTTTAATCGTAAAGGTATCTTTAATCAAGAACGCAAACCACATCAACGCAAAGATCAATGCCTCGCCACTGAAGATTTTATACTAGATCATAACTGTGGTTATGAATATATGAAACAGTATAATGAAATTACTGGTGAGTGTATGGAGTTATATGTTGATGAGTATGAAAGTTTGATGCAGTATAGATACCAACAAGTGTATCTAAACGTTCAGAAAACTGAACCAGGTCAAGGTTATCATGCATGGCATTCTGAAAATGGTTCTCTAGGAACTAATCGTAGAATATGTGCAACTATGATGTACCTTAATGATGATTTTGAGGGTGGGGAGACTGAGTTTCTTTACCAACACAAACGTTTCAAACCCAAGAGAGGACAAGTATTAATCTGGCCAGCAGGGTTTACACATACTCATAGAGGATTACCTCCTTTGGATGGTGCGAAATACATTTCTACATCATGGACAGAAAACATAAACGCATAAAATGGCAAATTGGTATCAAGATCAACTGACTAATAAAAACTTTCTATCTCCTATAGGATTTTTATTCTTATTGGATAGAGCAAAGAAGACAACATTCTTATGTCAGAAAGCAAATATACCCGCATTTACAACAGGTAATATTGAAATACCGACACGTGGTTTTGTCACCATACCAGTTGAAAGTACAGCATCATATGAAGATCTAACTATAGAGTTTATAGTAGATGAGGACTTAAGAAACTATATGGAAATACATAACTGGATGAGAGCATTATCTACACCAGGTGAATACGAGGATAGATATAATTGGAATCAAGAAAATCAGGTCAGAGGAACTGGGAATGATCCACGATTCTCTGATGCTACATTGCAAGTATTGAACAATAATAACCTTGCAAACTTTGATGTTGTTTTTAAATCAGTCTTTCCTATCAACTTATCATCACTACCATTCGATGTCACAGGATCAGACAACAATTATTTTACAGCAACAGCAACTTTTAGATATACCTTGTATGAGGTAAGGAACGTAAATTCACCAACACGTAGGTAAACATGGCACTATCAGACAAAACACAAAAATGGTTCGACAAGTTTGTCGAGTGGGATAAAAAATTAATAAAGAAATTTCAAGATAAATATAAATTGTCAGACTATCAAATACATTGTCTTGCTTTCGCTAAGGGGTTTATAATAGGTGCTATTCTCCTTTGAAAAAACCTTTGGTAAAGGTGTAGATCCTTGGTATAACAAGGCAGAACGATGGGTTAAGAAGAAATTCAAGAACCCTTTCGTCAGGCATCTAGCACTTGGTTTGATAAAGTGGTTGAAAAAAAAGTGGATCTATGCTAAAATAGAAAACACAATGCGATCAGTTGACGCACAAGCTGAACAATTAGTAAAAGAGTGGGACAGGAATGAACCAATTAAAAGACCAAACATCGTGGAGAAAGGAGTATTTGGAGATGAAGGCTGGTCTCTCGAAATTTCAAATCCAATTGTTGAACGAAGGTCCGAAGCAACTAGCACAGGCATGGTTACTAGGAGCGATGCACAACGACTACGAAAAGATGAAAGGGATCAAACCCAAGAAAGAGAAAACAGTGAACTGTCAGAGCAGTCTCCAAGATTTCTTCAAGGAAACGAAGGATCAAGGAGTATAATACCCGACCCTTGGATTGATAATGAATCTGGAACAGATACAGGAGATGTGGAAAAAGGATTCAGTAATTGATAACGATCTTTACTGCGAAGAATCCACAAAAATACCACAACTCCATATGAGATATATGGAATTATATACGACGTTCGGTCTGATGAAGAAAGAACGTGAGATTGAGATGAAAAGACTTATCCGAGAGAAATGGATATACTATAAAGGTAAGGCACCCTCATCTGTATATAAAGAGATGCCATTCGATTATAAATTAACTACGAAGGAAGAAGTTAATATGTTTATAGAAGGTGACGATGACGTAAGAAAGTTGCAATATAAAATAGAGTATGTAGAACAATGTCTTAATTACCTAGATGGTGTATTGAGACAGATCAACAATAGAAATTTTCAAATTAAAAATGCTATTGATTGGACTAAATTTCAAAACGGATTATGAAGCACGTACTGTTTGATTTAAAAGAATGTCTAATGAATGCTCCATTAAATGATGAGGAGTATATTAAAGAAACTTTGATAGAGGCAGCAAAGATTGGTAAATTAGAAGTTCTAAAAGTTGATACTCACAAGTTTGAACCACACGGTGTGACTGGTTATGCTTTACTTGCAGAGAGTCACATAAGCATACACACATGGCCAGAAGATAATGTTGCTAGGTGTGATCTATTTTCATGTAATCCAGATACAGATTATAAAGCAGTAATAAGATATATGCAAGATCGTTTTAATTCAATGGAAGTTAAGAAATGGGGATGCGATAGGTCTAATATATAATATAGTGGCATAAGTCAAATGATGGACCTCAAAATTATAAAGAAAAATGAAGTCTATTTAAAGATTGAAGCACAACCTCATGTAAATTACGAACTGGCAGATTTTTTTACCTTCGAGGTAGAGTCTGCAAAGTACATGCAGAAGACGAGAAGATATAAAGGATGGGATGGAAAGATAAGATTATATTCACCTGCTAATGGTGAGATATATTGTGGTCTAATAGATTACCTTACCGAGTGGGCAGAAAAGAAAGGGTATGATTATGTTTTAGATGAAGATGATTTCTATGGTCACCCTCAAGAAACAAATGATTTAATTACTCCTGAGGGAGTTGCTTCATTTGTACAGAGTCTACACTTGAATCATAGGGTGAGGGATTACCAATATCAAGCAATATACGAATGCCTGAAATACAACAGACGACTCCTATTGTCGCCAACTGCAAGCGGGAAATCCTTGATGATCTATTCATTAGTAAGATACCATATTAATGCGGACAGAAATGTATTAATAGTTGTACCCACAACATCTCTTGTGGAACAAATGTATAAAGATTTTAAAGAATATGGTTGGAATGTAGGTCATCATTGCCATAAACTTTATGCAGGAGCAGAGAAATATACGGAACATGATGTAGTGATTTCCACATGGCAATCAATATACAAAGAACCTAAGAAATGGTTTGATAAATTTGACTGTGTAATAGGTGACGAAGCACATCTATTCAAAGCAAAGTCTTTAACATCACTCATGGGTAAACTCCACGATTGTAAATATCGTATAGGTTTTACTGGTACATTAGATGGTGCTAACGTCAATCAGTTAGTGTTGGAGGGAGTTTTCGGTAAATGCTCTAAGGTGACAAAGACTAATGAGTTAATGAAACAAGGATATCTTTCTAAATTAAAAGTAAAAATTGTACTAATAAAACATAAAGAAAAATTATTTGAAGGATATCAAGACGAGATGGATTATCTTGTCGAGCATGAACCTAGAAATAAATTTATCAAAAACCTAGCAAAAGATCTCAAAGGTAATACACTAATTCTATTTAACTACGTAGAAAAACATGGTCTGCCTTTATATAATATGATAAATAGTGATACAGAGAGACCTGTATATTTTGTACATGGAGGAGTAGATACGGAAGACAGAGAAGAAATTCGATTGTTGACCGAGAAATCAGATAATTCTATTATCGTTGCATCCTATGGTACATTCAGCACAGGTATAAACATTCGTAATCTACACAATGTTATATTTGCTTCTCCTTCTAAATCTCGTATTCGTAATTTACAAAGCATTGGACGAGTTCTTAGGAAAGGAGACAACAAATCAAAAGCAACTCTTTATGATATTGCTGATGACATATCCACTGACAAAGGAAACAATTACACATTGAATCACTTGTTAGAAAGAGTTAAAATTTATAATGAAGAAAAATTTGATTATGAGATCATAGATGTTAAACTCAAAGATGATTAGTTACGCCAAACACGAAGAAGAATTTTACGGAGTACTAAAACTCGTAAGTGGTGAGGAAGTGTTAGGTAAAGCTGTGTTAACAAATGAGGGTAATGAAACTTTATGTTTTATACAAAACCCAATAGCAGTGCAGATGGTGGAAAAAGAATTAGATGGAGACAGATTGGCACGAGGCATTGGTTTTTCTAAGTGGATGCAATTGTCTGATGAAAATTTTTATGTGATAAGAGAAAAAGATATACTAACAATATCTGCTATGTCTAAACAATGTATATTCATGTATGAATCATATCTGAAGGGCGAGTCACCTGATAGCAGAAGAGAAAAAATGGAACAAGATCCCAACAAACATCTGGGGTATTTGGGTTCTATTGATAATGCAAGAACTTTATTTGAAAAAATATATAAAGGTAAATAATATATTCAGAAACCTCTACACGGTTTAGTGTACAGCAAATTGACAAGTTTGTCAAGTCCTGCTATAATAAAGTATCCAAGAGGAAATATATGGCTGCACGAGCGAGCACCAAGAAAAAACAACACTACGTTGATAACAAAAAATTTCTTGAGGCAATTATTAAGTACAAAGAAAAAGTTGATATTGCCGAAGCGAAGGGTCTCCCAAAACCTCGCGTCAACAATTATATCGGTGGGTGCTTTTTAAAAATAGCAACACACTTATCATACAGACCAAACTTTATCAATTACATGTATAAGGATGATATGGTTTGTGATGGTATAGAAAATTGTATACAATACATTGATAACTTTGATCCTACTAAATCAAGAAATCCATTTGCATATTTTACTCAGATAGTGTATTATGCATTTCTAAGACGTATAGCAAAGGAGAAACGTCAGATGGATATTAAAGATAAGATTCTAGAGAAATCTGGATACGATCATGTCTTTAGTGTTGACGGAGACGCAAGTGCAGACTATAATCAAATTAAGAACAGAGTGGAGATGAATCAAAAGCGATGAAATTATTGCTGATAACTGATCAACACTTTGGTGTTCGTAATGATAACAAACACTTTATCAATCACTACAAAAAGTTTTATGGTAAAGTTGTCATACCTTTTATAAAAGCACATAACATAGAACATATCTTTTGTTTAGGTGACACGTTTGATAAACGTAAGTCTATAAATTTTAATTCACTAGATGAATGTAGAGAGATGTGGTTTGACCCTCTAAGAGAAATGGGTGTCAGAATGGATATGCTTGTAGGTAATCATGACATATATTATAAGAATACATTACGAGTCAATGCACCAGATGAACTTCTAGGTGAATACCATAACATTCATGTAATTAAGGAACCAACCAACATTACATATGATGATCTTGATGTTCTATGTCTTCCTTGGATATGTGATGATAATCTTGAGGAAACATTTAGAGCAATCAAACAATCCAAAAGCACAGTGTGTATGGGTCATTTAGAACTCAATGGTTTTGAAGCACATCCTGGTCATGTCATGGAACGTGGTATGGATCATTCTGTGTTTAAAAAATTTAAGAAAGTGTTTACAGGACACTATCATTCTAAATCACATAAAGACAACATTTATTATCTTGGAAATCCCTACCAACTTTACTGGAATGACTTCGGATGTAAAAGAGGCTTCCATGTTTTTGATACGACTACTCTTAAGACTACTCATTATAGGAATCCCTTTGACGTTTTTGTTAAATTGTATTATAATAATGGAGTTAGTCTCCCAAACGAAAGAGATGTCGAAGGAACATTCGTCAAACTCATCGTAGAAGATAAAGGTGACTATGCTAAGTTTGACTATGCAGTTAAACGTTTGCAAGATATGAACATTGCAGATCTTAAGATTGTAGAAGATCTTAGTATTGCAGGAACTGGTGTTGATGTATTAGAAACTGAAGACACTTTAACATTACTCGATACCTACATAGATGAGATAGATCTACAAGTAAGTAAAGATAATGTGAAGAGTGTGATGAGATCTCTATACATGGAGGCATCAGCAATTTAATGTTCGTATTAACAGATAAAAAATCGGGCGGTATCTATTCCGTTCTAAACAAAGATAATCAAAAAACTGTTCAATGTTTTGAAGAGGAATCTGATTGTCAAAGATACCATGACATGCTTATTGCTAATGATACAGATCATGAACTACTCATACAAGAAGTAGAAGATGAAATGATTGAAGTCCAATGTGGATCTCATGGATATCGTTATATGGTAATAAAATCAAACGACCTAGTTGTCCCTCCCCCTAAAATATTCCCTGATAAAAAATAGTGATTGTATTTGAAACGATCGCATGGAAGAATTTTCTTTCTACTGGCGATCAATGGACTGACATCCAACTTGATGATGCAGGTGCGACACTTATTGTCGGATCTAATGGTGCAGGTAAATCTACTATGTTAGATGCCCTGTGTTTTGCTTTATTTAATAAACCTTTTAGAAAGATAAGTAAGAGTCAACTGGTAAATAGTATAAATGAAAAAGGAACTAAGGTACAAGTCACATTTAGTATAGGGAGGGATGAGTATCGTGTATTCAGAGCAATCAAACCGAATATTTTCGAGCTTTACAAAAACAATAAGTTGGTTGATCAGGACGCTGCGACTAAGGATACCCAGAAATATCTCGAACAGAGTATTCTCAAACTCAACTTCAAGTCCTTCACACAAGTCGTCATCTTGGGTTCATCCACATTTGTCCCCTTCATGCAACTCACCGCACCTAACAGGAGAGAAGTTATCGAAGATCTACTCGACATCAAGATCTTCTCGCACATGAATACGATCTTAAAAGATCGATACAAAGTAGCATATCAACAAAGTAAAGATTGTAGCAACCTTCTATCTATAGCAGAAGAGAGGTTAAAATCACAGGAAAAACTTATAAAATCCTTAAGAGAAGTAAACAGTGTTAGAAGGCAAGAGAAAGAAGATAAAGTAGTACAAAATAAAGCCTTGATTGAGAGTATTGAACAGGATCAATCCCAAAGAAAAGATGAACTCAGTGTACTCGATAAGCAACTGATTGATACAGAATCACATCAATACATATTATCTGACCTTAAATCTAAGACAGCAGATTTAAAATCTGAGATGAAAAGGGTATCTAAGGAGATGAAGTTTCTTAAATCACATGATACTTGCCCTACATGCACACAAACAATAAGTACAGAATTTAAAGAGGGAAAGATAGAGTCACTGACTACCAGTGGGGTTGATTATGCAAAGAAGCTAAAGAAAGAACAAAAAGCTATTGAAGATGTAGTTTCTATCTTAGATGAAGCCAATATGTTATCAATGAAAGCTCATGAATTACGCACTGAGATATCTACATTCGATAGAGATCTTATAAGATTAGATTCTGAGAATCTATCAATAGAAAAAGAACTTAGTAATCTAGTTGCAGCACCTAAGATTGAGAAAGAAGAACATGTTTTAAAAACATTGGTAGATGATTTTGAAGATACTAAGATTGATTGTGGTAAGGTAGCACAGAAGATAGATGAATATCATACAGTAAGAAGTTTACTACAAGATAGTGGCATCAAGAGTCGTATAATCAAGAAATATGTACCAATCTTTAATCAACTTATCAATAAATATCTGCACAGTATGGATTTCTTTGTTAACTTTACTCTTGATGAGGAGTTTAATGAAGAGATCAAGAGTCGTTTTAGAGATGATTTTTGTTATGCATCATTCTCAGAGGGTGAAAAACAAAAGATTGACTTAGCACTTCTCTTTACATGGAGAGAGGTAGCACGTATGAAGAACTCAGCAGCAACTAATCTGTTGATTCTTGATGAGGTATTTGATAGTTCTCTTGATGCTGATAGTACAAACGCATTGCTTTCTATACTAGGAACGTTAGGAAACAATACGAACATCTTTGTTATATCACACAAAGGTGACATTCTTATTGAAAAATTTCATAGGACATTAAGATTTGAAAAGATCAACGACTTCTCTAAATTGGTGGACGATTTATAAGGTGTCCACTTTTTGTTTGCAAACACATCTAAAGGTACTATAATATGGGTATAGACGAGACACCCATGCTAATCAACCAAGAAGTAAAAGGACAACTTGCAAAACTACTTGCAACAGAGAACCTTACAATCGAACATCGTAAAGTCACTACAGCATACTTTGATGTAGAGAAACGTATCTTATGTCTTCCTATCTGGAAGTCTGCTTCTAATACAGTATACGATTTACTTGTAGGACATGAGGTTGGTCATGCATTATTCACACCTGCAGACAAACTAAATGGTGCAGATAGATCATTCGTAAATGTTCTTGAGGATGCACGTATCGAACGTATGATGAAAGTCAAGTATCCTGGTCTTCGTAATACATTCTTCAAAGGTTATCAAGAGTTATGGAATGATGGGTTCTTCGGTGTATCAGATGACGATATAGAGCAACTATCTTTGATTGATCGTATGAATTTATTCTTCAAAGGTAATTCATCACTAGACTTTGATTCAGAAGAGCAGGTATGGGTAGATCGTGCAGCAACTACAAAAACTTTTCAAGATGTACTAGACCTAGCACGTGATATGATGGATCGTGCAGAGCAGAAAGATCAAGAGAAAGTAGATGAGACAGAACTTCCAGAGATACCATTCAACGGAGAGAAAGATGGTGATGGTGAGTATGAGTTAGGTGAAAAGCAACCTGCACCTAAAGGACAGGGAGAAGATGGTGACTCTCAAGGTAGTCCAGATCGAAGAGAGGATGAGATAGACTTTGATGATGACTATGAAGACGAGGGACTAGACTATGATACACAAACTACAGGTGAGCAAATAGGTGGTGGCACTACTCTAGGAACAGATTTTACAACAGTAAAAGAAACAGAGTGTGTCACAGAGGAAGCACTAGCAGAATCTATTGAGTCTCTTGTTGATGAAGATTCAAGAGAGTGGGTTTATCTTTCACTACCTAAGATCAAAGATATTAACAAAGTTATTATTGGACACAAAAAAATTCAAGAAGATCTAATACAACATTTTGATGATGAGTACAACAAAGACTTAGACCCAACAGAAAATAGTGATTGGAGACAACATCAAATCAAAGAGCAAAAAGCAGCAATTGATTTTTCTAAAGACCACTACTTAAAATTCAAGAAGTCAACTGGTAAGACAGTAAACTATCTTCTTAAGCAATTTGAAATGAAGAAGTCTGCTGACCAGTACAAGAGACAGGCAACATCTAAAACTGGTGTTATCAATACTCAATCTCTATACAAGTACAAGTTGACAGAGGATATCTTCAAGAAGATTACAGTAATACCTGATGGTAAGAATCATGGTCTTGTTATGTTCCTTGATTGGTCTGGTTCTATGAGTCAGTGCTTACTTGATACACTTAAGCAAACATACAACCTAGTATGGTTCTGTAAGAAAGCAAACATTCCTTTCAGAGTCTATGGTTTCCAGAGTGGATATCATTCTTCTTATAGATTTGGTTCATACTTACATGAGGGTTTTGAGCATCAAGAACATCAACTTGCAGTTGGTGACGATTTCAGATTACTTGAGTTCCTTTCATCAAGACAGAACAATAGATCACTAGAGAGTTCTATGAAAGCACTTTATATGCAAGTATTTTCAATGAACAACTACAACATCAAAGGATGTGAAAAGTATGGTCTTGGTGGTACTCCTCTAGCAGAAGCAATCTACTGTGCAAAAACAATCGTTGCACAAATGAAAGCACAAGAGAAAGTTCAGAAAGTAAATGTTGTATGCTTAACTGATGGTGAAGCAAATCCAATGAACTATACTACTAGACAATCTTGGGATGAAGATGATGATAGACTACGTTCAAGAAACGTTTGCAGTAGTTCTCATGTATTCGTTCTTCGTGATAAGGCAACTGGTTATCAGAAACGTCTTAATGGTAGTCCTTACCTAACCACTAAAGAGATCGTATCATACATGAGATCAATCACAGACTACAACTGGATAGGTATTCGTTTATGCTCTAAGTCTGAAGTAAACAGAGTAATCAGAAACATTACTGATAACTTTGATGACATTCAAAAGTATGATAAGTTATGGAAGAAAGAGAAGTTTATCTCTATCGTAGATGATGCAGGTTTCAATGAAGCATTCTTTATGCCTGATAGAAACAATGGTTCAGATTCTGAGGAACTAGAAATCAAACAGAAAGGTGTTGAAGCAACCAGAGCAGAGTTGAACAGAGCATTCAAAAAGCACATGAGTTCAAAGATGCAGAACAAAACCATTCTAAATAGATTCATTGCACAGATAGCATGATTGTTGATGACGTTGCACAGACCATTCGTAAGATAACGAGTGGTCTCCCTGATGTAAAACACTTACCAGAAGATCCTTACCGAAGTATTGTTAAGGATGATATCGTCATTAATAATGAAATGTGGACATGCACTGGTCTTAGAAAGATACATTTAGAAACTTGTAAAACAAAATACTTAGATGTACTTCACTGTGTATTATTTCCAGAACCCAGATATAAATTACCTATCTTTGGATGTGATATAATAGCAAACAATCGTATAGTCACTGCTGCTATCGTAGATATATCTCCTGTAAAAGGAGTTAGGGGAGAGTTCTATAAAGATATAAAACCAATAAGTGAAAGATATATGGATTTTGATTTCCGTAAACTACCTGAGTGGGCAGATATATTTTCTCCTCATTGTAAGTTTATGAGATTGCATAAGCAAACTGAACAGATAATGTATGTGCAATTATTGGAAGAGTATCTTCAAGTATATGTAAATGCAGTAAGTAAGGCAGAGAAGTGTATGGATATAGATGCTACCTATGATAGATATCAAGATCAGGTATATTATTGTCAGCAACAAAAACAAAATAAAAAAACTGAAGCAGTACTGGGTTCATGGTTTGACCCAACTTGGGCAAAACATTATATAGATAATGTATTATTTGATAAACCAAAACCCTTTGTTATCTTGTGACAATAAAATAGGTGTCCACTCAAGGCTTCATTTCTTATACAATGCATGCTATACTATGTGTATAGACAACAAAGAAAACCATGCCATTCCAAGCAAAATTCACAGAAGACGAACTACTCACATACTTCAAGCAGTTCGGTTCAGACATATCTGCAGAGAACGTTAAGTCTGCTGCAGCACACCTTGGTGTAAAAGTTCAGAGTGTCACAAAACGCATGAACAAAATCTCTCGCCTTCAGAAGGTAGGTCGTGGTAAGTGGTGCTTAACTGCTAATGAGATACTCAAAGCATATGAAGCACCTGCAGCAACAAAACCTGCACCAGAGACAAGATCATACATTCCTTCTAAGAATGCTGAGTTTGTACCATTTGGAAACTATAGTCCACTCAAGAAGATTATACAATCCAAGATGTTCTATCCTGCATTTATCACAGGACTATCAGGTAATGGTAAGACCTTATCAGTAGAGCAAGCATGTGCGATGCTCAACAGAGAACTTATCAGAGTAAACATTACTATTGAAACAGATGAAGATGATCTTCTTGGCGGTTTCCGTCTTGTTAATGGCGACACCGTTTGGCACAACGGTCCTGTTATCGAAGCCCTTGAACGAGGTGCAATCTTGCTCCTT